ACCCTTACAACCACCCAGTGAAGCGTAGAAAGTCGCTCAGAGAGGCTTACAGAGCCGATTCTGGCGATTCTAGCCCCAACCAGACCACGCAGGAGACCGGAACATGGCTTGGACATCCCGCCGACGCGGCGAATTGCCCGCGAATTGGAACTCGCTACGCCGCCTCGTGCTGGAGCGCGATCGCTGGATCTGCCAGATTCAGGGACCGGGCTGTAGCCGAACGGCCACCGACGTGGACCACATACGGCGCGGTAACAACCACGACCCCCGTAACCTGCAATCCCTATGTGCTGCGTGTCACAAAGCTAAGACGCAGCGCGAATCCGCCGAAGCCCTTAGGCGACGGCGTGAGTTACGTCTACGACCAGCAGAAAAACACCCAGGAGACACCAGTGCCAGGACCAGTACCTAAGCGCAGTTCGGAGCGCATACGCCGAAACAAGGAGAACGACGTCGAAGTTATCTCCTTAGCAGGGCCCGTTAACCAGCCTAAGCTGGGGATTGAGGACCCTCACTACCTCGTGAAGCGTCTGTGGAAGTCGGCCGCTGAGAGCGGCCAGGCTCAATACTACGAACCTTCGGACTGGGCAACTCTCGAGTTTGCCCTCCATTTCGCCGACCAGCTACTTAAGTCCAAGCGTCCATCTCCCGCGATGCTTCAGCAGGTGAACACCTTGTTCAGCAACGCACTTCTGCAAGAGGGTGAGCGACGTCGTGTCCGATTGGAAATCGAACGCAATAAGAGCGCAGCTGAGGTTGTAGACATCGCTGAAATTTTCCGACAACGACTAGAAGGGCGTCAGATTGGCTAACATCATCTGTGACTTCCAGACCGTGCTGGGCCGAGCGGTCGAGGGGACCGTCTCGGTTGCAGCTTCAGGGGCCACGCCAGCCTTTGGTACGACCCGTATCCTGGTTCCAGAGGCCTCGGACCCTAAGCCGTTGGTTAACGGCAAGGCTGAGTTCACTGGAGTCACCCCAGGGGAGGCTACAATCCGCTTGTTTGCGGCGGGCCGGTACTTCACGTTCCGCGTGATGGTGCCAGCGGTGGAGACTGTGAACCTCTCGGATCTGCTCGAGAACCCGTCTGCTCCTCCGAGTGAGCTTGACGGCGTGCGTGACGCCATCCGACAGGTGAAGGAACAAGCTACGGCTGCCACACAGGCTGTCTCAGGAGCTACTCAGGTTGTGACTGAGATCTCAAATGCAGGCGACGCTGCTCTCAGCAAGATCTCAGGTGCAGGCTCCGCAGCGGAGAGCACCATAGCGGCTGCTCGGGATACAGCCCTCAGCACCATTCAGGGCGCGTCTGACGGCCTGAAGGAGGAGTTGAAGGGCCAGCTTACCCAGACGCTCGATCAGAAGCTCACAGAGGCTCTGAAGGCGGTTCCGCAAGCTTCCCCGGAGGAGATTAAGAAAGCGGCTGAGAAGGCCGCGGAGGAGTGGCTGAAGGCCAATCCGCCACAAGGCGGAGGAGGCGTCGATCAGAACGCTGTCACAACGGCTGTGAATGCCGCTGTCGAGGCTGCTGTAAAGAAGCTTCCGTCACCTACCGGCGTTGGGGGCGTGTTCATCGTGAAGCCCGCAGCTGGTACGAACAAGATTGCGGCGGCTATCAACGCGGCGATCGCCGATCCGGCGGCTAAGACGATTGAGATCCCGGCGGGTGAGTACGAGCTGGAGACCACGGTCTTGATCGGTAAGGCATCGGGTAAGACGATCCGCGGCCAGGGCGAGTCAACGATCCTGAAGTGGGCACCTCCGCAAGATACGGCGCCAGCCGCGTTCCTCGTGGGTTCGGGCGACGGCACTAAGAATCTCCAGATTGAGGATCTGCTCGTCAAGATGGAGTGGACCGACGCTAAGAAGCCTCAGCACTGTTTCCAGATCACCAATGCCTCGAACGTCCACCTGAAGGGTGTGGCCGTCGAGCAGTGTGGCGGGTCTGCCTTCATCATGCAGGGCTACAAGGCTGTAGGCGTAGCTGTCACGGGCGTAACCAGCAGCTCGATCCGTCAGTGCCGCGTCGATGGCGCGGGTCTGAAGCAGACGGAGAACAACCAGGCGTCGGGCTACGGCGTGCTGGTGAAGGACAACAGCTTCGGTGTGAGCGTTGAGAATAACTACCTCCGCAACATCTCGTGCGGCATGGGCATTGCAGGAACGGGCAACGACAACGGCAGCCCTACCTACCTGAAGATCTCGAACAACACGATCGAGATGTCGGACTCCTCCGTCGGTTTTGAGCCGATCGGTCTCACGATCGGGTGTCACAACGCTGTGATTACGAACAACTCGCTGCCTGTCTCGAAGGACAACGGGATCTCCGTTGGAGCGTACAGCCTGGTTGCTAACAACATGATCGGCAAGGCGTGGAACCACGGGGTTGCGTGCTCGGGTCCGGGCACGATCATCACGGGTAACCACATTCAGGATGTGGGTGGGGAGAACTTCACCCGTCTGAAGGAGCGCCCGGCTGACTGGGCCGCGGTTGCGATCTATAACCCGAACTCCTGTGTTGTGTCGAACAACTACTACCGCAAGACGATTGATGAGTCCTATGCGGCTCACATGGTGAAGATCCACCTGGAGGAGGGTCACCAGCGTTCCGAGGTGGGTAACAACTCGATCACGGGCAACAAGGCAGCGCCGGGTTCGATTGATCCGAAGAAGGCGTTCGTCCAGAACCTGAACCTTAATCCGAATGCGCCGGACTACACTGATGCTGTGACGGTTGGGCCGAAGGAGGATTACACTCCTTTGCCGCTGGATGCAACGTCTCGGTACTGGGTGCCGGTCACCTACTGGTGGGCCGATCAGGATTTCGCCACGAACTCGAAGTGGAAGACGGTGTTTGACCACATCGACAAGGCGCCCTTCTTCATTATCAACCCCCGTTCGGGGGTGGGCGATAAGAAGGAACACGACTTCGTTTCGCTGGTTGATAAGCTGCGCCCGTACAGGAAGCCCATGCTGGGCTACGTTCGCACGATTAAGGCGACCGTGAAGGTCGAGAGCGTGCTTGCTGATATCGACAAGTATGTGCAGTGGTACGGCGTCACGGGCGTCTTCCTGGATGAGATGGTGAATGGCTGGGGTACTTCTAAGAACCTGGTTCCGTTCTACCAGCGCATCTACAAGACGGTGAAGGCTAAGTACGGCGAGAAGTTCGTCGTGATGGGCAACCCAGGCACTAACACTACTGAGGATGTTCTGAACGCTACAGACATTTTGATGTCGTTTGAGGAGAAGGCGGAGAAGTATCTGAATGATACGGAGGCCCCTGTCGCTCCTGATGTGTACCGAAAGTATCCTCCGACGCGGTTCTACCATGCGATCCACAATGCTACTCAGGATCAGATGAGGGCTATTCTGAAGAAGGCTAGCGAGTCTAACGTTGCTTCGATCTACGTCACCGACGATACGTTCTCGGGCGGCGCGGAGGACGCCAATAACAACCCGTGGGATTCTGTGCCTGCTCCGTGGATGATCGACGAGGCTATCAAGTGGACGAATCGTGACCCATCGGCGGGCCAAGCTAAGGCGATTTTCCGCGGCCCGGCGACGGTCTCGACAGACAAAACTACCCCCCCTACTACCCCCGTTGAATTAACGTTGGTTCAAGGCGGAGGAGTGAACCTTGAAAGTGGAAAACTCCAGCTAGGAACGGGTAGATACCGCATTACTGTGACGCCTCAGTACACTCCTGAGACTACTCAGGGCATCGATAATTTCACCGTGACGAACATCACAGTGACCAAAGATGACGCTCTTTTGGGCAATGAGACATCTACAGTATATATGAAGGCTGTTTCGCTAGACGTAGACACCACGATGTGGACTGCAAAGAGCGGGCACCCTGAAGTTGCTATCCGCGTTGGCACCAACGCGACGAGCAAAGTCCAAACCCTTGTAACAGTAGAGGAGCTGTAATGGTAAACCCCAACCCCAATTGGCGGGGCGACCCGACGTTCCTACCAGAAGTGCTGAAACAGTTTGGTGTCCGCGTCCAAGAGTGGCCGGGCTGGCGTGATCGCGGCCACGGCGACTTCGGACGCATTCAAGGCATTGTCGTGCACCACACAGGCACGAACACTGACATCCCCGGCTACATTGCTCAGCACCCAGAACTCGGGCTGTGTAGCCAGATTCACCTTAACCGAGACGGTACCGCGGTCTTAACAGGCGTCGGTATTGCGTGGCACGCAGGTGCTGGCTGGTTCACCAACTGGCCCACCAATGCTGCCAACCAGGTTTCTATCGGCATCGAAGCAGCTAGTGACGGCACTTCACCTTGGCCACCAGCCATGCTAGACGCCTACTACCGCTGCTGCGCTGCGATCCTCTGGTTCCTCGGCAAGAGAGCTACCCCCGATACTCTCCTGGGTCATAAGGAGTATTCGGGCGCGGCCCAAGGGAAGTGGGATCCGGGCGGAATCGACATGAACGATTTCCGCGCACGAGTCAACAAGTACATTGACAACCCCCCGTTCGGGGGCAAGAAAGAGGAGACTGAAGTGGATTTCGACCGTTTGGATCGCCGCTACCGCTCCCGCGTTCCCGGCTCGACGGTTGATATGACGCCGCTCGACGCTCTTCTGAACGCTGATTCGCACGCCTACCAGACTCTTCAGGTTGTGCTTGGCATGTCCAGCCTCCTGAAGTCCCTGAATGAGCGTGTCGAAAAACTGGAGCAACAGAAAGGAGCCTAAATGGCTTTCCCCAAACTCCGCGAGGTTGATTTCCTTGCTGACTTCCTGAACTCTGAAATCGAGAAGCAGAGCTGGTTCCGCGCTAATGCGAATACCATCACCTCCGCTGTCGGCTTCGTCGCAACTCTGCTTGCGTGGCTGGGCACCCAGCCGTTCGCTACAGATGAGCGTGTTCAGTTTGGTATCCTGATTGTAGGCTTCCTGCTTACAGTCTTCGGGGTTAAGAAAACCCGCAATGGTTGGTCTGCTTCTCAGATCAACAAGATCAATGAGTACGGCGCGGCTGTCCGCTCCGAGATTCATGACGATCAGGTCGCTCCGTCCATTGAGACGAACGCTGGCCGCTACTGATAGGTAGCAATAACCCCACTGCATCAGGCTAGAGGCTCCCCCGCCGAAGCGGGGTGCAGCCGGGTAACACATTTTGTACCTGAAAGGAGCCTGATAGTGGACTGGGTGCAGCATATAACGAATTTACCTCAACACACGGGTATTCAGTGGCTCACCCTGGTACTTCTCTTCATCTTCGGCGGAACAGCCCTGTTTTCGGAGCGCACGTTAAAGGAGCGTTTTGGTGGGATTCCCGCTGCTTTCCAGTGGCTCTCCCGGACAAAGGAAAATAGTCGGAAGAAGAAAGAGGAGTACACAGAGAAGCGTATTCGATCCCTCGAAGAGGGGCAGATCGAACTGGAGAAACGTCTCCAGGAACAGATAACTGAACTACAAAAATCGGAGAGTGAGCAATTCGAGTACATCCGCTGGGTTACACGACTGATGCGGGGTATCGAGCTTTGGGCCGCAGCTAAGGGCCTGGAGCTTCCACCACCTCCGTTCCAAACATTCGTAGAGTGGCGTGAGCGACGAGAGGCTGGTAATGGCGGCACCGCACTTTATCGGCCCGACGTGGGCCACTGACGAGAACGGCGACTGGATCCTCCCCGAGCACACCCTCGGTTGGGGTGTCCTGAACTGGCTTTATAAGTATGTACTCACCCCAGGCGGGCCCTATGCAGGCCAGCCGTTCATGCCCACGATGGAGCAAGCTCGTTTCATCCTCTGGTGGTATGCTGTAGACTCTGACGGACGGTTTGTCTACCGCTCGGGCACGCTGAGACGTATGAAGGGCTGGGGGAAGGACCCTCTGGTTGGCGCGTTGTCGCTGGCGGAGCTTCTTGGGCCTGTGGAATTTTCCCATTTCGACGCCGACGGCCAAGCAGTAGGTCGGCCAAAGTACGACCCCTGGGTACAGATTGCCGCTGTCTCCAACGATCAGACACGCAACACCTTCACGCTATTCCCCTCGCTGATCTCCCCCCACATGAAGGAGGAGTTCGGACTCGACGTCAACAAGACGATCGTCTACGACAACCGAGGGAAGATGATAGAAGGCGTGACCAGCTCCCCTATGGCGCTGGAAGGTAAGCGCCCCACGTTCGTAGTGCAGAACGAAACGCAGTGGTGGATTGAGTCCAACCAGGGTAAGGACATGGCCAACGTTATCGCTGGTAACGTTACTAAGTCAGCGTATGGCTCGTGTCGCAGTCTCAGCATTTGCAACGCTCACGTGCCCGGACAGGATAGCGTAGGCGAGGCTGACTGGGACGCCTACCAGAAAGCTCTAGCGGGCGAGGCTGTAGACACACGCCTGCTGTATGATGCTTTAGAGGCACCTTCAGACACGCCGGTTGGTGAGATCCCGTCGGAGAAGGAAGATCCCGAGGGATTCGCCGCTGGCATTGAGTCGCTGCGCCAGGGCCTGTTGGTGGCTCGAGGAGACGCAGTCTGGCTCGACGTAGACTTGATTATTGACGACATCCTCGATATCCGTAACAAGGTGTCGGAGTCGCGGCGCAAGTTCCTGAATCAGATCAACGCCGCTGAAGATGCCTGGTTCTCCCCCGCTGAGTGGGATTCAGGTTACCGAGAGGGCTTGAAGCTCCAGCCTGGAGATAAGATCGCACTTGGCTTGGACGGCTCGAAGTCGAACGACCATACGGCTATCTCGGCTTGTCGCATCAGCGACGGTGCTGTGTTCCTCCTTCGGACGTGGAACCCGGAGAAGATGCCCGATGGGTTGGTTCCCCGCGAGGATGTGGATGCGGTTGTCCGCTCGCTGTTCGAGCGTTACAAGGTTGTGGCGTTCCGTTCGGACGTCCACGAGATGGAGTCGTACATCGACGCTTGGAGCAGGGATTATAAGAGGAAGCTGAAGGTTTGGGCAAGTCCGAATAGCCCTATCGGCTTCGATATGCGCGGGTCGCAGAAGCGCTTTGCGCTTGATTGCGAGAGGTTCGTCGATGCGATCCTGTCGGGCGAGGCTACTCACAATGGTGATCCTCTGCTTCGGTGGTATGTTCTGAATGCTCACCGACACCCCACCCCCTGGGATGCTATTAGCATCCGCAAGGAGTCGAAGGACTCCAGCCGGAAGATTGACGGGGCCGTAACTGCGGTTTTGGCTTTCGGCGCTAGGCAGCAGTACCTGCTTGACCGAAAGACACGAAACGGCACCGGAGGAGGCGCTATCACATGGTAAACACCCAGCCGGTCGAGATTACCCTCGACCAGGCGTTTAATGAGATGGATAAGTACCAGATGAGCTTCCCGCGACTCTGGTCTTACTACAATGCCCAGGCTCGCGACATGGCAATCGGCATCGCTACCCCGCCGCAGCTGCGTAAGCTGCTGGCACAGGTAGGTATCCCGCGTATCTACGTGAGTGCTATCGCTGAGCGGCTGATCCTCGAGGGGTTCCAGCGCGGGGATTCTACCACCTCTGGGGACGATGAGCTCTGGGCATGGTACCGAGCTAACTCACTGGATTCCCAGATGGTGAACCAGGTAACAGATTCTCTCGTGTATGGCCGATCGTACATCACGATCTCAGCCCCCACTGAGGAAGATGAAGCTAACCCGCTGCGTGTTCCAGATATTCCGGTCATTAAAGTGGAGTCGCCTCGTGGACTTTTCGCTAAGATTGACCCCCGAACGGGGGAGGTCTTGTGGGCCGTCCGCAAGGTGCTTGATGACAGCAACCAGGTAGCATCTGCTACCCTCTACTTCCCCGACCGCACCGAGTACTTCCTCCGCGATCAGGGACAGCTGAAGGTTGCAGAAACCGTGCAGCACGGTCTCGGCGTTGTGCCGGTTGTGCCGGTGGTTCGTCGCAGCAACAGCGCTGACTTGTACGGCACCTCGATCATCACCGAGGAGATACAGTCGGTCACCGACGCGGCTAGCCGCATCCTCATGAACATGCAGGCTACCTCTGAGCTTATGGCCACGCCCCAGCGTGTGATCTTCGGTGCTTCGGCCAACGAGATTAAGGGCGACACAAAGTCACCGCTGGAGCTGTACATCAACAGCTACATCGCAATCGAAGATCCCCAGGGCAAGGTCTCACAGCTGAATGCCGCTGAGCTTCGGAACTTCACTGAGGCTATCGACCAGCTTCTCCGCATGGCGGCCGTCTACACGGGCCTGCCCCCGAGCTACCTTTCCAGCTCCTCCGACAACCCAGCATCTGCTGAGGCTATCCGAGCAGCGGAAACCCGGCTAGTTCGCACCTGTGAGTCCCTGACTGTACAGTTCGGGGATGCCTGGGAACGCGCTATGCGCGTTGCCCTGCTGGTCATGGGCCGACAGCTCTCGCTGGATGATTTCCGCATGGAGGCACTGTGGCGCGACCCCTCGACGCCGACGGTTGCTGCTATCGCTGATGCTACAGCTAAGAAGTACGCGAACGGCGCTGGCTTCATCACTAAGGAGCAGGCGCGTATCGACGCGGGCTACTCACCTGAGCAGCGACGCCGCATGGAGGCTGAGGATAAGACAGACCCCATCAACGCCTTGAACGCTATGTATGAACAGCCGGTGAGCGATGAACCTAGCTGAGTTAGAGGCCGCGCAGGCGGCCAACGTAGCCCCAGTGATTAGGTCGGTCACAACGACTTTCGCGGGTTATGCTTCGAGGCAGGTCACCCTCCCCATCTGGAGGTTGTTACTGCAAACGCTCTTCCCGCAAGTTGCTTCCCGCTACACCTACGGGGCTAACCTTGCTCGCCGCCTGTACGAGAAGGAGCGGGCCAAGGTTATCGACGCCCCCATGCCGAACCGGCCCCTTCCTCGACTCTCCTTCGAGAGGTTCGTTAAGGACATGGAGGAGGTTCGTCCCCTCATGATGAAGCCGAGTACGACGGCTAACGAGGTGGCGCGGGCTGCACTGCGTGTGGCTAGGACGGTTGAGAACGGGGGGCGACGGGAGATCCTGCGGGCTGTCAGCGATGTTGATGAAGCTCTCGACGACCAGATTATCTGGGAGGAAGACGACGAGTTCACCTCCTCCGAGATTTCGCTCGATGACCTACACGACGAGGTTAACGACAAGCGAGAAGCTAATGGCAAGTCCCGCCTCGTGAGAGGCTGGGCCCGGGTACCGACCGGCGCGGAGACGTGTGGCTGGTGCTGGATGCTAGCTTCTCGAGGACCTGTCTACAAGACTGCTAAGACCGCGGGCGCTCGATTTGAGTTCGACGCCGGGGGCGGCGAGCTTGTAGGCGAACAAATGAATGCGTGGCACGACGGCTGCGACTGCAAGATTGTCCCCGTTTTCACAACCAGGAGTTGGGAAGGCCGGGAACGCTGGCAGGCTGCTGAAGCGCTCTGGAATGACGTCACACGGCGCCAGGGGTACCGAGGCCACGAGGCTAGAAAGGCTTTCCGCCGAGAGGTGGAAGCTGGCAGAATACAAGAACTTCTACAGGATGCCCAGGTGGCAGCCTAGAAAGGTGAATCACCATGAGTGAAGACACCTCGACCGCCGAGAACGTGAGCCAGGAGCTCCCGGACTGGGCACGTGACCAGATCACGAAAGCTAACTCGGAAGCGGCTAAGTATCGCTCCGAGAAGAATGACCTTGCTACCGCTCTGAAGCAGGCCCAGGAGGAGGCTTCGGGGTACACGACAAAGGTTACCGAACTGGAAGAGAAACTGGCAGCCTCGCAGGCTGAAGTACAGGCTCTCAGTCAGGGGGAGATGCGCCTCCGCGCAGCCCTCAATGTAGGCATTGGCAGCGACAAGCTGGACGATTTCGCCGCGTTGCTGAAGGGCGACACCGCCGAAGAGGTGGCAGCCCACGCGGAGAAGCTGAAGGCTCTGTTTGGATCTGACCCCGCTCCAGCTCGTGCTACCGACCCGTCGCAAGGTTCTGCCCCACTGCCCCTCAACGGAGATCCGCTGGTAGCCCTGCTGACCTCCGCTGTAAACTAGTAACCTGAAGGAGATTCCATGCCCGCTAACATGGGTAACGTAACTAAGCGCTCAGAGTTTAGTACTTTTCTCACCCCCGAAGTTGCCCAGCCGATCTTCGACGAGATCGCGCGCGTTTCGTTCGTACAGCAGCTCGCCACTAAGGAAGCCCTCGGCCCTTCCGGCAAGGCTATCCCGGTCTGGTCCGGCACGGCTAAAGCCAGCTGGGTAGCCGAGACTGCTCAGAAGCCGATCACTAAGGGCGGCTTCCAGAAAGTCGTGATGGAGCCGAAGAAAATCGCCGCTATTTTCGTGGTCTCCTCAGAGGTTGCCCGCGAGAATCCGCTGAACTACGCTCAGACGATGCGTAACAAGGTGGCTGAGGCTTTCGCTAAGGCCTTCGATGATGCCGCTCTGTATGGCATCAACTCCCCGTTCGGGTCTCACATGAACCAGACCACTAAGTCTGTCAAGCTGGTTGACGGCACCCCGGCTAAACCTGACGCCTACAAGGCGTTCAATGAGGGTCTGAGCTTGCTGGTCAACGACGGCAAGAAATGGACAGGCGCTATCCTCGACGATAAGGTCGAGCCTGTGATGAACAGCTCGCTCGACGCTAACGGGCGTCCGCTGTTCACCGAGCCTACCTACGTCGAGACTAACTCCCTGACCACTAAGGGCCGCATCCTTGGCCGCCCGGCCCTGCTGGGTAAAGGCATCGGTTCCGGCACGACTCGCGGCTTCATGGGTGACTTCAGCAAGATCATCTGGGGCCAGGTCGGCGGTATCACCTTCGACGTTTCCGACCAGGCTACCTTGGATCTGTCTGACGCTCAGGACGGTTCCGGTCTGGTCAGCCTGTGGCAGAACAACCTTGTGGCCGTTCGTGCGGAAGCCGAATTCGGCCTGGTTGTGCGTGACCCACAGGCTTTCGTGAAGGTCGTCGAGAAGTAATGGTTACGGTCGAGGATCTAGAAGCTAGGTGGGCCTCCTCCGAGGATCTCACCGACGTTGAGCGGAAGGTCGCCTCGGCCAGGCTACAGGACGCCCTTGACCTCCTCCGAACCCGGATTGAGGATCTAAACACCCGGGTCGTTGCAGACCCGGTGTACGCCCGCGTGGTTAAAGCCGTCTGCTGCGATGCGGTTATTCGCCTCCTCAGTAACCCGGAGGGGTTTAAGAGCGAGACCGATGGTAACTACATTTACGAGCGCTACGGCAGTCTCGCGGACGGGCGTCTGAAGATTCTCGACGAGGAGTGGGAGCGCCTAGGTGTGCGCCAGCGTGTGACTGTGGTTCACGCTGGCCCCAAGCCCCCGTGGGAGGTCTAGTGAGCATCCTTGACAAAGGCAACTGCTGGGTGGATGTTTACCCAGAGGTTGCTACCCGCGACCGGGACGGCAATACGTTCACTCATCCATCGGACAAGCCGAAGCGCTTGTGGGTGATGTGGCAGGCCCACGATGAGAGCGGTACAGCCGCTCGGCGCCAGGAGCAAATGACCGAGGGGTTCTTCTCGGAGAACGTCGCTCGGATGCGTGTTCGGCGCGAGGATCACTCAGTGAAGATCGGCCCACAGAGCTACCTGATGAAGGGCGGCGAGCGCTGGGAGGTGTTCGGGTACCCAACAGAGTACCGAATGTCTCGGCGCACTGGCCACTTCGATTACACGTTGCGGAGGGGTTAGATTGGCTCACATCCAATGGTATGGCTCTGAGTCAGATACATACCGCAAGATCGTTCGCAACAACCCCGGCATTGGCGCCTACAATTTCGCCCGCATGACGGCGGCAAAAGGTATCGCTGAGGCGAGGCTCGAGCCCCATCATCGCAACCACGACCGCACCCGTCAACCCAATGAGCCACCATCGAGCATCTCGGTAACGAAGGGTTCTATCTCAGACGCCTTCCTGCATCTGGATGACCCGAAGGGTAAGGCGCTCATCATCGAAGGCAAGCTCGGAATTATCCGAGGTGCTGTTGCTAGCTTGTAAGGAGGCAGCATGATTCCGAAACTCACACCCAGGGTTCAGGACATTGTTCTTCCTCTCCTTCGAGAAGGGCTCGGCCCGGAGGTACACGTCCGAACGTGGTCTGACAACGTCGAACACCGCGAGTACCCCGAGGTTCGAGTTCGCCGCCTTGGCGGCTTGAACTCCCTCGGCTCTATCCAGAACGGGTTGGAACACCCGGTGGTTGAGATCACAGCTACTACCCGGGAGGGCTTGGCTGCTACGGAGGATCTTGCGATCCGTTGCCGAAACATCTTAGTGAACTCCCGGAACGTAGTTGTTCCGGGGGTTGGGCACCTAGTTAGGGTGCGAGAAACCCTGGGGATGACTCAATTCCCATCTGAAATCCAAGGAACCTGGCGCGTGCAACAGCTGCTGCGTACAGACTTCCGATACCCCCGAAGGAGAGGTTAAATGGCTCTCGTTGATGAGAAAGTCTTTACCGCTAGCACGGGCTACGTTTTTAAGGCTCCTGTGGGCACCGCAGCCCCGAGCCGTGCAGCCCTGAAGAACTTCAACCCCGAGACCTTCGGCGCTTCCAGCGTCAAGGTTTCTGTGACGGGTGCCCCCACGGGCGGCACCTTCACCCTCACCCACAAGGGTAACGCTACAGCTGCTCTGGCCTACAACGCCACCCCAGCTGAGATCCAGGCTGAGCTTTCTAAGTTAGCTTCGATTGGAGCTGGCAACGTTGTTGTTACCGGCGAGGCTGGTAAGAACTACGAGGTAGCCTTCATTGGCAAGCTTGCTAAAGCTAACGAGGAGCTGACGGCTAATGCCACTCTTACAGGTGGCACGACCCCGAATGTAGAGGTCAAGAAAGGCGCTGATGCCAACGACTGGGAACTTGCAGGCCACACGGCCCAGGAGGAGCTGCCCGAGTTCGGCTTCGACGGCGGCGACACTAAGGTCAAGGGCTCTTGGCAGAAGAAAAAGCTGAAGGAAGTCACCGAGGAAGACCCGGTGGACTACGTCATCATCCGCTTTGTTCAGTGGGATGTTGAGACTCTGGAAGCCTACTTCGGCAAGAACAAGAGCACGACCGAAGGTATCTATGGTTCGGACGGCTCCCGTACCTCCATCGAGGTTGCCCTGCTGATCGTCCTGGTCGATGGGCCGTTCACGATTGCATTCACCGCCGCTAAGGCTACCCTCCGTCGTGAGGAAGCTATCAAGCTGGAGGCGGATGAGTTCGCCAGCCTACCGGTTCGCGCCACCTTCGTGAACCATCCGGGCCGTCTGCTCTTCGAGTGGATCACCCCGGAAGCCTAAGCTAACCCCTACCCCTGAACCGTGCCACCCGGCGCGGGCTGACTAGCCTATCTGAGGAGACACAATATGGCTACCTACTCTCTTTCCGATATTCGTGATGCTGCTGCTAAGCGTTACCAGGGTCTCGAGATCACCAATGGCGATGATAAGTTCATCTTCCAGAACCTGCTTCAGCTTCCTGCTACGCAGCGTCGTGAGGCTGACAAGATCCTGAACAGCGCTGATGATGCGGCTGATACTGACAGCCAGATCGAGCTGGTTAAGAATCTGCTGAAGGCTGTTGAGAAGAATGGCCGAGGCCAGGAGCTGCTGGATTTGCTGGAGGACAGCCCGGCTAACCTGATGGAGGTCTTCCACGCTTGGATGGAGGCTACTCAGCCGGGGGAAGCTTAGCCCTAGCGGACCTGCTCGACGAGCACGGCGACAAGATTTACCCCGAGGTTCTACGCTATTACGGCGTGGATCTTCGGGGGCTTTTTTTGTCTGAGTTGGATGCTAAGACGGCGCTGTGCCTGGTGTATGCTCTACCTCCGGACAGTATGACGTACGCGGCACTCACCAACGATCAGGACACAGCGGGCTGGGGTATTACGGAGCATCTGCTGGCTGGGGTTATCGACGCTGTGCAGCAGAACACGTTCACGAATGTTCAGGTGCGTACTAAGAAGCGTTTGACACCCCCTGAGACGATTGTTTCCCGTGCTCGGAAGTCTAGCCGCCGGGCAGGCAGCAACTTGTTTGCAGCAATGGCTAGGGCAAACTACCAACAAGAAGGGTAAGTTATGGCTGTTGAAGTCGGTCGCGTAACAATCCGCGTCCTGCCTAACACACGAGGGTTTAGGCAGCGCGTTGAGCGGGACCTCGCTAAGATGGGGAAGGTTAAGGTTCCCCTTAAGGCTGACACCGACGAACTGAAGAAGGACGTCGAGAAGGAGCTAGGCGAGGTTGACGGCAAGACTAAGGTCAAGCCAGAGGTTGATAAGAATCACCTCCGATCCAGCCTTAACAAAGCTACTAAGGGTGAGAAGGGTCAGGTTAAGGTCGATGCTGACGTCGATATTTCCAGGGCCCTACGCCAGATGGACCGCCTTAAGCGCACCACATGGGGTCGCAAGGGGGGTTTCCGCATTGAGATACCTAAGTACGATTTTACCAGGCTGAAGCAGCTTACTGCTAAGCTGCCTAAGCTACCCAACATCCAGGAGAGGCTGACTGCAGGGCGTGCCACTCAGCGAGCCCAGGCGGCTGAGGCTTACTCGAAAGCACTGGCGGCTATGCGTAAGCAGATCCGCGAGACTAAGACCGATGCTGAGCTGCTGAAGCACGCGCTCAACTTCCAGCTGGAGAAGCAGGTTGGGGATCGCACGAGCCGGTGGCTGGCTCAGCTGAGATCTGGAGCCCGCCAGGCTCAGAGTGAGATATCTAAGCTAGGTTCGCGCGGCGCCGATAAGGTGTTCGGCAAGGCTGATTTCTCGGACCTCTGGGCTGATGCTAAGAAAGCTGAGCAACTTTATCAACGTGAGATCAATGCGCTGAAGAAGCTGCGTGATATTGAGCGTTCCCGTGCTAATGGTAAGCAGGCTCGGCAGAAGGTCGGTGGCAAGTATAATGCTGAGATCGCCCGCCTCGAGGCTGCTCTCGGCAACCTTCGTTCTTCCACACCTTCGGGTCGCACTAAGGCGCTGGCCGATCTTCAGAGGCAGGCCGCTGAGGCCCGTCGGGCTCTCGGTCTAACTGATCAGGGTCTAGCTCGTCTGGAGCAGCGGTCTAACCGGCTGAACAGCAACTTCCTGAAGGGGCTGGCTCAGCGTGAGCGTAATCTCGGTCGCCGGGCGTCGCTGAAGCAGAGCCTCGGTGACCTGAAGTTCGGCGTCGGTAAGGCGTTCAGCTTCGACCGAGGCGATCTTGACCGCTTGCGCGGAGGCCTGGCTGATGCCCGTCTGAAGGTGCAGGAGTTCGGCAACGCCGCCCGTGAGCATTTCGCGCGGGCGTCCGAGCGGATGAAGCAGCTTGGCCGGGAAGCGGTTGAGCTGTCTCCGAAGATTCGGTTTGTGCGGGGCCGCAAGTTCCAAGGGCCAGATGGACCTGAGCTGTTTGACTACAGTAAGCGTTCTCGCTCGAAGAAGAGCGACAGTGATCGTGAGTTCAACCTGTTCAACCGACGACAGCAAGGTTTCCGCCGCTCGTTCCTCGGACTGACCCGCACGGGTTGGATTGTTGCGGCGGTTGCTTCGCTGATCGGACCAGCTATCGGCGGCATCTCCGCCGCGCTGGCTGGTATCCCCGCACTGGCTGCGTCAGCGGCGGCAGTGTTCGGTTCGCTGGCACTCGGCTTCCAAGGTGTGAAGGATGCTGCTCAGGCAGCTGCACCTGAGTTCAATAACCTGAAGACGGCGATGTCCGACGTCTACCGGGAACGGCTGACTCCCCAGTTCGCTCAGCTGAGTGACATGATGGTTCAGACTCGCGAGGGTATGAAGCAGGTCGCTAACGGCACCGCGGACTTCACGCAGGGTATGGTGAACGCTGTCACCAGCACCAACGGCATCGCTAAGCTGAACAACATTCTCGGAAACACCGGGAACTTGTTTAGCCAGATGAAGCCGTTTGCTGAGGAGTTCACGGGCGCTGTTCTCGACATTGCTAGCGCGGGATCGAACACGTTCCCCAAGCTGGCCGCTGGTTTGAACTCCTTCGGTTCCTCGTTCCGCAAGAACGTCAACGAGCTGATCGCTAACGGGACTCTCCAGACGGCAATCGAGGGCGCTTACGACGTCATCGGCAGCTTCTCGACTAACGTTGGTCGGATCATCAAGTCGGGCGTTGAGAACTTCACGACGGTTATTCCGGGCTTCACTAAGTTCTTCGACCAGTTCGCTGACGGTGTGACGCGGGCCATGCCCTCCTTATCCACCTTCGGTAACCTGATTGCAGACCTCGCTGGTGGTGTGGTCGGTAACCTTGGACGGGTGCTGGAGTCGCTGGGCCCCGGCATGGAGACGTTGGCACCTGTGCTGTCGAAGATCGGCAACGCTGGTCTGGACGGCCTCGGAACGATCCTGTCGAACGTTGGTACCGGCCTTTCCGATATGGTCATCGGAGTTGCTCAGTGGTCGCAGAACTCAGGCTTCCTCGACAACATTGCCCCCTCTCTCGAGGGTGTCAAGAGGGCCTGGGATGGCTTGTCTGGAGCCTTCAGCTCCGCTTGGACTGAGAACCTGCCGACGCTGCAAGCAGCTCTCCCTGACTTAACGAGTGCTCTTAGTGATCTGAGCAGTCTGTCACTAGACGGACTGTCCGGGGCTATGAACACCTTGAAGGGAGCCCTTCCAGGCATCTCCGAGGGGCTGGCCGGGTTCTCCAGCAACTCGATCAGTGACTTGCAGGGCCTGGTTGGTACGCTGAAGGGGCTGGGAGACGCCCTCCCTGACGGGTTCGCTGAGAAGATCGGGTCTGGTATCGGGGCGCTTGTTCGCCCGCTGAAGGATCTGAGCGCTCTTGACCTAGCCACCTTCGGTAACCTAGCTGGGCCGCTTAACCAAATTCAGGACCTAGCCCTGTCCTTCGGCGAGAAGGTCACGGGCAAGCACATGGATGCTGAGAACTTCGGCATCGGCGGCTTGTTCAAGAACCTGAGTAAGTGGCTGAACGGCCCCGAGCCGGATGTCGATAAGGTCAACAAGTATGTTGAGGCCCAAAGGAAGCTAGAGGATGCAGCAGCTGAGGCAGCTAACTCCCAGCTCCAAGCTCAGAACCCGGCTCAGAATGGCGAGTCACCTCTGAAGAAGTTGGCTGAGGACACTCAGCAGCTGAGTAACATCAACACCGACGGCCTGGCAAACTCGGTGAACAGTCTGCGCCAGATTGGGGACGTTCAGAGCCAGCTGTCTCAGCTGGGTCAGAACCAGGCTAATACCGGGGAGTCTCCTCTGAAGGGGCTCGCTCAGGACATGCAGGCTATCAGCCAGCTTCCTGTCGAGAACCTATCTGCTCAGACTCAAGCCATTCAGCAGATTGCCCAGGTGCAGCAGCAGTTGAGCGCTCTCCAGACTGAGGGTGCCGCGGCTGGTCTGCAAGGCAGCCCCCTCCAGGGGCTGGCCCAGGATCTCCAGGCTATGACGGCTATCCCCGTCGAGAACCTAACGGGTCTCACGGCGGCGCTGCCTGTCATCACGAGTGCGTTCCAGCAGCTTCAGGAGGCTACAGCTCTCGGCCAGCAGTCCGGGGGTGGGGATCCTAGCGCTGGGTTTGCAGGGTTTGCTACGCAGCTCCAGCAGATTAGCGCTATCGGGCCTCAGCTTACCGAGACCTTCACAGGTATCGGGACGGCGTTCACCACGCTGAACGAGCAGATCGCTTCTTTCGCCCCGTCGTTTGAAGGTATCACCCTCGGCTTCCAGGGGTTGACTGAGCAGTTGACGGTGCCGTTCCAGACGGCTGTCGCTGCTGTCACCTCCAGCATGGCTGAGATGCAGGCGGCGATTCAGTCGGGTCTGAGTGGCCTTGACTCCTCGTTCACCTCCGCATTCTCGAACCTCGCTTCGGGCGTGCAGTCCGCTATGAGTCAGGTCTCCTCCGTGGTATCCTCGGAGGTGGCTAACATCAGCTCGGCGCTGTCCAACGGGTTCGCTGAAGCAGCTGCTGCTGCGACGGCATCGTTTGCGACGCTGGCCGCTGGTGTGGCCGCGGGCGTAGCTCAGTGTCAGGGCATCATCGCGGGGTTCGTCGGTTCCCTCCCGGGGATGTTCCAGATCGACCTTACGGGGTCTGGCCTGGCTATGACCACCTCGTTTGCCAACGGTATTCGGGCTGGTATCCCTGCGATTGCCGCTGCTGCTTCGGCTGCCGCCGCTGCTGCTAAGGCGTACTTCCCGCACTCCCCCGCTAAGAAGGGCCCGCTCTCGGGCTCTGGCTATACTGACACCTCAGGTATGGCGCTGGTGAAGGACTTTGCCGGGGGTATGCTGAAGGAAGTGGGCACCGTCGAGTCCGCCGCCGAGAAGATCGCTGGGGTTGTCGCTGGCAAGTTCCAGGACATCCCGGGTGCTGCTCGTGAGGCTGTCGCTGAGACGACCAAGGCAATGGAGGGGTTCAAGCGGGCGCAGGTTGAGGATAAGGCTAGGGCGTCTAACGCCCGTAAGATCCAGCGTGCGATCGAGAACCACGACAAGGCTCTGAAGCGGTACGAGGAGCGTGAGGCTAAGCGTCGAGGCGAACACGCCGAGAAGAATGCTAAGCGCAAGAAGCCTACCGAGTACAAGGCTGGCGAGGCTCCGAAGTTCCAGATGCCGGAGCTGGATAAGCCCGACTACGACTCCATCAAGCGGTCATTCCAGGAGTACTGGATCGACGGCTTGAAGGAGATGATGAACCAGAACTTGAACAACACCATCATCAATGGTGGGTTCTTGGATCAGTTCAAGTCGATGGGTGTTGGAGCCGTGCAGGCTCTACGCTCCCAGTTTGGCGGGCATCCGCTGCTCGACCAGATCGAGGCGGGTCTGAATGATCCGAACTTCAGTGGTCGTGTCAAGAAGGCTCTGGAGGAGGCTAAGATCGGTGAGGTTCCGGTCACCTTTGCTCTGGAGAATCTGTCGCAGCTGAAGAGCGATCTCGGTATGGGTAATGGCGCTATCAGCCGGGCTATCAACCAGGCTGTGAAGTTCGAGCCTACTAACTCGGATTTCGATCAGGAGCGCCGGGCACGCGAGCGTGAGGAGAAGGAGCCTTCGATTCACTACCACGTGCTGTCAGTCGAAGAGGTTCTGCGTCTTGAAGAGGTGCGGCACCGCAAGATTCAGATGAGGGATCACGACGACTAGTTGGACCACCTTCGGGGGGCCCTGAAACGCAGAAAGGCGGGGTGTAATAACCCCGCCCTCTTCTGTCACTGTTACGTTTATACAGACTTTACACCATAATTTCACACTGTCTAGCTATCGAAGGAGACGCGATGCTAACACAAGTTGAACTAATCAGCCCCAACAAAGAGATCGCCCCCGTCATTATCGCGGGGGACAATGCAAACCAGGACGGTATCGCCCTGGAGCCAGGCAAGCAAGGGTGGTACGATGCTAAGATATCAGCCCGCACCCGCAACCCGGCTCAGCGACACGGTCAGCAGTTCCTCGGGTTCCGCTACGAACCCCGTGACATCGTGCTGAAGCTATTGATTAGCAACGACGGCCCCAACGGGGGTCAGCAGTTCCGGGACCGAGAGTCGCTAGCCCGCTCGCTGTTTGCTTTCGATGACTACACTACTATCCGAGTCACCACCGATACAACGGTGCGGACAATGAAGGTGCGCCTCGTCGAGTTCGACCTCGACACTGAGATCGACCCCAACGTCGCTGAAGCAACCAGCTTGATTGTGACGTGTGTCGCTGATGACCCGTTCTGGTACGGGCCCGAGTTCATAAAAGAGTTCACTATGAAGGGTAATGCGAACACCTTCTGGGAGGTAACACTCCCGAAGGACCAGCTCGGTGAGGTTGAGAGCTACCCCCGATTGGCTATCGCCTCCTCTCGTGGCGACGCTTGGCCCATCCTCCTCATTCCTCGTGAAGCTAACAGAGGATCTTCTCCTCGGGTAAGGCTGCCGGAACCTACGGGGACACAGAGGGTTCGCATGTTCGTCAACTACGACCCAGGCTCCCGCCAGGTCGAGGATGAGTACGACACCCTGATCTGGGCCGCCATGAATGGAGTCCGCTTCGGCGGAGGCATTCGAGCAGGTAAGACTCACGAACTGTTCCGTATGTCGGTAACCGCTCCCGGGGGGTCTACTATCTCCGTAACCTTCTCCTTCTTCCCCCGATACAACACTCCGTGGTGATGAGATGACTAACCCGTTTGAAATCATTGAGAAGCGCGAGCAAGCTCGCCGCAAGGCTGCTGAGCAGCCCCCGCTGATTCGTCTGTGGGATGGCAACTGGCGTCTGCTGGCGGAGGTTGAGGATTACAACAAGGCTGAGTTCACGTGGCTGCACAACGACGCAGGCTCCGCTAGCCTGGAGATACCGTTGAACAACCCAGCTGGTGAGCTGCTGAAGCAGCCAGACGCCTGGCCCACAAAGTCCCTGTACATCACCTGCGATAAATCGGGCGCTCGTTGGAGCGGGCGTATCGAGAACGTCACCGTGCGATCGAAGCCCCTTGGGGAGTCAGTGGTGGATGTAAGTGCCGTCCACGACTACCGCAAGCTGAAGGACCTGCTGGTCTGGTCGAACCCCTTCCTGCCAGCGGAGATCCAGTTCCCGAAGGCGTTCCTGCTGTTCGGGCCTTCGCGCTGGGTGGTAGCGTCCACCCTGTTTGTTAACCTCCTTCGGAAGAACAACAGTAAGTGGATGATCCCGGATGATCCGCTGAACGTGAGGCAGTGGGTGGATCTGGATTTCTCGGAGTGGCCGATTATGGTTGAGCCGGTCCCCTTCTTCCAGGACCGCTCTATACCGGCTATTCTCACCAGCAGGTTCAAGTACTTCCACGACTGCGTGATTGACATCGTGAAGGATGCTCAGCTCACCATTGACGTTCGCCGCTACCTCGATGGAGATAAACAACCGATTGAGGGGCGTCGCGTTAAGCACGGCTGCTTGATTGTGAAGGTTGAGGATCGCAGTGGTTGGACAGAAGGCACAAGCTTCCTCGGCAGCCTTGTCTCCGGGCTGATCCGAGGTGTTAAACGAATCAAGGGGGACGGCCTCACAGAGGGCTACGAGACGCTGCCTTACGGCCAGACCCCCGAGCAGTACCGCCAGGCTAACTGGCGTGGCACGCTCCCTAGCCACCCCTGGGTGGTGCTGCATCACGGCAAGGACACGGGCGTCGAGGCGGTGGATGTCTCCTACACACCTCCGGGCCCGGTCCAATTCGTTACCGGCGGGTCGTCCATGCCGGGCGTGAACGAGGCTATTAAGGCGTCGATCATCGGGCTGGGTGGCGTGCTGGGATCCATCTTCGGTCAGAGCCAGGCAGGCTCTGTCATCGAGGCGATCGCTGAACCCCTGTACTCGGACACGATCCTAGCTTTCCAGGCTCATAAGATGCACGATCGCATCAAGCAGCATGGTTGGGATTTCCCCTTCGAGAAGTGGGTGTCAGGGGTGGATAAGGCCTACACGATCTCCGCGCTCTCCGCTATGCGGAAGGCGAAGGAGGAGACACGGGAGAAGTACTCGTGTAAGGTGAAGATGACCGAAGGGCTCCCCTACTACGTCGGGCCTAAGGGTTCCGGTGACTTCTTCATCGGTGACCGCGTGGCGGTTCACGCAGAGGGCATGCCCACGGGCAAGCTGTTCGTTGAGCAAGTAAGCAAGCTCACGTACACCCATTCAGCTACGGAGGCTGGTTGGGATATTGAGGTCGGAGAGTCCGACTTCGATTCTGGTTTCACGTACATGTCTCGCCGCTTGGAGCGGCTGACTACAGGTTTGAAAGAGTTAGGAGTTTGGTGATGGGATTTCCCACGCAGCGCGAGACTGACTACCGCGACCCCCTTCAGCGGTTCGTGTGGGCATTTCGTGGAATCGACTACAACGGCTTCCCCTTCCAGGCACCACTGCCTGTGTTCGAGGGCTGGTCTCAGCACCTCAGCCGCTGTGGATTCGTTCATGTGGATCAGGTGATTGCCGCTATCGACCCCGAGACGGGCGTCATCGACCTGGGTAAGCTGCCAGAGCAAGAGATTCACTACCAACCCCCGGTGCGGGGGCAGGATCACGGATTCAACGGCTCCGGTGAGTGGGTGCCCATTGATCAACCTCTGGAAGCCCCGGTGGTGAATCAGGTAGCGTTGATGACGCCTCAGGAGCGTGCTCTACTTGTCGAGCAGCTGCGAGAGGCTGGTGAGCTGTGACCACCCCAGGCTTTACCCCACCGGCCCGTGATGATCTGTACAGCAATGGCTCGAGGATGGGTAGTGATCTCACCCCCGAGTCTGCGCGGCAGCGCATGATGGGCCCCCTGAACCGCACCTACAACCCCCTCACGGGGAAGCTGGCTAGTTTTGTTCAGAACATTGGCAACAATGTGGCTGGCCTTATTAGGCAGATCTTCGACCCGAAGGTTGGTGAGAACCACAAAGGCCAGTGGCGCCTGAGCGACTTCAACCTCGAGTACCTCCGAGACAACTGGGCCAGTATTGCTGGCCGCCTGGATGAGTACAAGAAGGATCAGGAGGGCTATGTCGATGCGGCTACGCGGGCATCGCAGCAGGTGCGTGAGCAGATGTGGAACATCCCCGGCCAGTCGCCGGTGCTGAGAGATGAGCTCTCGATCGCGTTCAAGCAGTTCCAAGACGACACGCGTCTTCGTGTTTTCGCCGACTTGATGGGGCTGATTGCGGTCGAACAGGATCGTAACCGCGAGGCTATCCGCGTGGAGTCCCGGATCAACCGCCTCCAGCAGGAAGCGATCGAGGCTAACACGAAGTTCAACAAGACTCAGGTCGAGGTGAACAAGCGCTACCTGGCGTTGATCAACGCTCTGAACCGCTCGCTCTACTACGTGTCTGAGACGGCCCCCCAATTCTACCTCCTTCGAGGTGAGAAGGGTTACCGGGCTTCCCAGAGCGGCTTCAGTTACCACATGGATGGTTGGACGCTGCACGTGTCGTCGAACGGCCAGCAGGATTCTAACCTGCTGCTGATTATGCGTACTAACCGAGGCTCCTCTGACATGCAGCTCTTCCAGTTCAGGAAGGGTCGTAGCGAGACTAAGTCTCACAAGATCTCTACGCTGCACCTCACCGAGTTCATTAACCAGGTGACGATCATCCGCCAGGATGTGGTGCCGAAGCCAGATATCAGTGACTTGTACGAACAGATGAGATAACCCTAGACATGACGAAAGCCCCCTACCCGGACTAGCCGGGAGGGGGCGTTTTCGCGTATCTACAGTAGGTTTACCAGCGGCCAGTGCCCTTCATGCGGGGCATCATGAACAGCACCCAGTTGTACAGGGATGTCCAGGGGGAGAGAGCGGGGTCGAGATAGTGGGTCATTCGTCTTCCTTAATCGAGCCGGTGGGCTCGTCGGGGTCGTCTTCTTCATTCATGTAGCCGTGGCCCCACGATGGGCCGTAGACGGCTGCGTCGGTGTCGATCAGCAGGCCCTGGAAGTTCTGGGCCATTGTGGCGCTGATCTGGTTGGCGTATTCTTGTGCTTCCTCCGCTGGTACGGAGGAGATAACCTCGTCGTGGACGGGTACTCGGAGGTATGGTAGGTAGCCTGCGTCTGCGAGGCGCACGAGCGCCGAGGCTGTGATGTCGCGGCTGGTGCTCTGGATAAGGTAGTTCAGGGCTGAGTAGGGTCGGTCTTTGTCCACTGGTAAGACCCGCCCGGTGGGGGTGATGACAGCGCCCGTCTTGCGGGCTTGATCCTGAAGCTTCTGATTCAGTTGCTTCACCTTCGGATAGCTCCGCTCGAAGCCCTCGATAACCTCCCGTGCTTTCTCAACGCTGATCTTAGCATTGGCTGCGATGTTCCGGGGACCACTGCCGTACACGTAGGCGAAGTTCACCATCTTGCCCACCGACCGATCGACGCCGGAAGCGTCGGCGGTTTTTTGGTGTAGGTCTTCCTCGTGCTTGAAGGCGTTGATCATATTTTCGTCACCTGACAAAGCGGCAAGGACCCTAAGCTCCTGCGTCTTATAGTCACAGGATATAATGCTCTCGCCTTCATCGGCGATAAGCACCCGCCGGATGATGGAATCGTCGGAGGGGAGCTGTTGAATGGGTATCCCAGACACGCTCATTCTCCCTGTGCGGGCTTGGAGTGAGTGGATGAAGGGGTGGACACGGCCGTCAGGGTCGGTGTTCTCCTGGAACGCTTTAAGCCAGGTATTCCTTTTCTTGCGGATACCTCGAGCCTCCAACACGACAGCCGCCATCTCACTACCCTGGTCACTCAGCTTCTCCAGAGCGTTCTGGTCCACCTTGTACTGGCCTGTTGGGGTCTTCTCTGTGAAGGTGTAGCCATCCTCAATCAGGATGGAGGATACTTCCCGGTTTGAGTTGACACTCTCCAGCCCCCACTGTTCGTAGGCGTAGGCCTCCCAGAAAGCCTCCTCGCCCTCCAGGCGGGCCATGAGGGACTCCAGGTACTCCTCGTCCACTTTGAAGCCCTTATACGCGATCTCAGAGCAGATTTCAGCTACTCGATGCTCGAAGGGAATCAGTTTCTGGGACTGTGTCGGCACCTTCGGTAGGATGATTTGGTATAGACCCCACGTTAGGATGACGTCCATACCAGCGTACAGCAAGTACTGCTCATCCCAGCTATCAATCAACTTGAACACATCAGCTTTGGTGAGGCCAGCGTCACGGGCGATACGCCCGATCGACGCCTTAACATCATCAGCCACCTTAGCATCAATGTAGAACCTGGTGAGGTCTTCCAGGGACAGCCCCGGCCCGCCTTCAGAGGGCTGGCGGGGGTCCACCAGGTGAGCCAGGATCTTAGTGTCTCGTATCCGCTCGAAGGGGATTCGGACGTCGAAGCAGCGTCGGAGAACCGACCAGTCGAAGCTAGCATTCTGGAAGATGAGCTTCAGCTCCAGCTTGTTGATGAAGCTGAAGTCACTGTACAGGTCTGTGTCGATCACCCACGCCTCGAGACCCACGCCGAATTGCACCTTGCGGCACTTGTAGTCAGCAGAGAAAATGTCAAGGCCCGTTGTCTCGGTGTCACAGGCAATCCACTCGCCTTTGTGGGTGAGGATCCACTGAGCGAACTCGCGGAGGTCAGCCTCGTTTTCGGGGCATTTGATGACGGCCTTATGGTGTTGCCAGAGGTACGTCAGTTCTTTCACTGGTGGTAGACTCCTTTGACGATTCGTCCAATGGTGGATGGATGCACGCGGAACATATCGGCCAGCTCTCGGAAGCTGGCACCTAGCCCGGCCTTCATGCGGATCTCAGCCACCTGGTGCTCGTTCAGCTTACGCCGGTTCCCCCGTGCGGGGCCTGTCTCAGTCACTTTCTGCAGCTCCTTCAGGAGCGGTTCGTGAGGGTACACCCCGAAGTGCTGGAGGGTGCGCTTGATTGCCAGCTCTCGATCACTTAGTGCCTGGTCACTTGGAGTCACGGGACCCCCAGACTTGGTGAGACTCCTCGATCTGGAGTACGAGGTCTGCGAAAACCGGATCGTCCATGAACCGAGTGAACTGAGCCTCAACGAACTGGCTAGCAGGAGCGTCCTGGAACTCGCGTGACAGCCAGTACAGGTATTTCACCAGACCCTTAGTCTGGCCTCGCAGAGCCTCCTTCAGGTCTACATTCCACTGGGAGTACTCACCATCGCCGGTCAACTGAGCGTCTACCTCAGCCTCGAACTCCTCCAGGGCGTAGGTCTCGTGCTCGTAGGTGACTTGCCAACCCCCGACGAGGTCACGTGCCGCCGTCAGCGGGAGGTTCATCGGCCCAAATGCCGGGATGTGGAATACGTGAGCCTTCTCTGTGACAGCACTGCCTGCTGGAAGCTCCCAGCCTGGCTGAAGCTGAATGTTCGCTACTACGCTGTAGTCTCCGACGTAAACGACGGCCTGCTCGGTAGGCCCAGGTAGGTAGGTGAAGGTCTCTGGAGTTTTAATGATGTGGTTGAGATGCAACTATGGTCCTTAAGTAGATACGAGGGCGGCCCGTTACCCACGGGCCGAGGGGTTTATCGAGCTATCCGAAGTACTTCAGTACAGCGTCTTTCTCATTGTAGTCATTGATGAAGGTGATGCCGCCCTGCTGCCCCTTCGGAGGCGCAATACCCACCCACGGGTTGCTGGGGTTCTTGCCGCGCTTCAGCGTGCCGCCCTGCTGGATCAGCTGCCACACCTTGTCGCTGATGTGCTCGGGCTTCTGCGGAGCCCCGTAGGGGCTTCCTCCCCCCGCTTGAGCTGGCGCAGCTGCTGGAGCCGGGGCTGCTGCCCCACCCTGCTTAGCGAAATACTGCCCCGCCTTAGTGGTGCGGTCGATAAGCTCCTTCAGACCATCGTCTGACAGGAGGCCGTTAGCCTCAGCGACGGTGTCGCAGTGGAGCACAATCCATGGGGCCTCGTACCCTTTCCCTCCTTTGAGGGTGACTACTACTTTCCCGTTGGAGTCTTCCACCGAAGCCTTACGGGCTGCGGGTTTGGTTGCGGGCGTGGAGGCTGCCGCCTCGGGCTGAACATCCACGCTGGTAGCTGCTTGGGCTTCATCTGCTGGTTGGGTTTCCTCGGTAGCGAAAATATCTGACACAGGTTCTCCTTAAGAGATTGGGTGGGAGCCTGTTCGGCCCCCTTTGTCTAGGTGAGCTGCAACCCGACTGTTGCGGGAAGCATTCATCATGTTAGCTAGGTTGTTGAGAGCGCGGTTAGCGCGGCGGCGCTGGTTAGCGTCCTGGGGTGTGCCGTCGATGACGAGCTCCCACAGGGCGTCCTGAGACTCCGGTCGTAGCCGGTGGAAAGCTTGCTCCAGGTCCACCTTTTCCTCAATGGAGGTGATACCGTTGCGGGGCCACGCCTGAGCGAGGATCTTCACCTCGTCCACGCTGTACCACCAGTTACCGCTGAACTGGTCGAAGTCGATCCGCTCCTGCGAGCATGCAAGCCTGCACCGGAAGAACAGTAGCTTCTTCACCTCTGCAGGTGAACGCTCCAGTAGAGCGCGCTGAGCGGAGGGGTTGCTAATCAACCACTCCATTACGACGCTCTCGATCTCCTCCTGGGAAAGCAGGCCTACCCACTTGCGGGAAGTAACCTTGGCGCAGTAGGAGAGGGTCTGTCTGACGTCGCGAACCAGCTTGTCGAGGTCGAGTGTCTCGGTCATCGTGTTGGGAACACCACCCCGTCAACAATCACCTTGTTTCCCAGCACGGGGAGGATGCGGGGCGTGACGTTGTTCTTGTCGATCTCCAGCAGGGCGAACCCCTGCTGCCAGTTACCGCTGGCTCCTCGAAGGTACGTAACCGCCTTCGGGTTGAGGATGTGGCCAACCTCAACACCGGTGATGGTGTTTGTCTGGCCCTCGATACCCTGGGTGAACGATGAGACACCCGCTCGGTGCGTGTGCCCCATGATGACGTTCTTGCCGATACGCTTGGCTCCGTTGAGAGCCGTCATGCCAGCGTTCTGGTTGAGGCGGATTCCTCCTAGGTGGCCGTGGGTGGTGATCCACCCAGCAGCTACGTTGTAGAAGTCTGGCAGCCGAGTGATTCCGAACCCGTCGAAGTCTAGCAGGTTCTCGAAGTTCAGCATGTCGGTCTGCGACAACGCAGGGGCGTACTTCTCCAGGTACAGGCGGGGGCGCATGTCGTGGTTACCCTCGTGCACCCCGATTGGGCCGTCAAACACGGCCCTCAGAGGTTCGAGAATAACCTTCTTGGCCGCCTCCGACGCCGAGTAGATGTTACCCTCGAACTCTTCCCGAGTACCTTTGGTCCAACGGGAGGGCTGGGGGTAGTCCATCAGGTCCCCGATATGAACGATTTCGTCCGGTTCCACAAACTTCACTACTTCCAGGATCGCTTTGAACACACCTGGGTGGTGATCGGGGTAGTGGGTGTCCGGAATTACTAGTACCCTACGCAGGACGCCTCCTTTTTCGAGATGAAGTTAGATTGAGAGATAGCCGGGTAGACCCTAACGCTGGGACTGTTAAACCAGTGCTCTAGAGTCATGCTGCCAAACAAGACCGATTTCCAGCCGCTTCTTGTCCGAATCCACAGGTCGCCAGAGTCATCTACCGCGGTGCTGCCTGCGGGCAGCGCTTTGATGGCCTTGTGGACTGTATCCCGCGCGATACTGGGCTCAGTTAAAGCATCGCCAACCTTGATAAGATTCTTACGCTTTACCCCGTACACAGCCCCCTTAGGGGTAGCAATCATTTCCCTATCTGAGTCGTCTAACTGGACAATGTATCCAATGAAGTGCTTCTTCTTGTGGAAAACCACATCATTGATCTCGAATTTGTGGTCACTCATGTAGCCCAACCTTTCCTCTATAGTTTCGGAATCTCGATCATGTACTTATCGAAGGAGTAGAAAGGTTCTTCCGCCAACTTCAGATGATGGCCAAAGACAAGCCCCTCAGCCTTGCGCTCCCAGGTGTCGCAACTATCATCGGTGAGGATAGCCCCCTTAGGGAGTTTGTTAAGTTTCTTAACATCTTTACCTCCCTTATCCAGCTTACCAATCTTCGAGAAAGGCTTAACCCACTCAGCATCAGTGAGGCAGCCCTCCCCGGTTATGAGACTTTTGGCGTAGTCTCCCCCAAAAGGTTTCTCTACCCAGCATTTGAGCGTCTTACTCCATAGGAGATCCTCTGGAGAGACTGCCTCGTAGCTAGGCTGCCTGTACTCAGTGGGCAGCTCAATCACTTCTTGGAAGTAATTCTTCCACCCTCCCTTGAGGCTCGGAGCGAGCCTCTCACCATTAAAGGTGAAGCCTGTATCCTCGTGAGTAAGGGTGTACGTTTGCAAGCCCTTCACCTTAGTTCCGAGAGGAAGCCTCCTGAAAAGCTTGTAGCTTACCACTGGACTATAGTCGAGTACCTGCTGGTACGTTTTGTAGTCTCGGTGTCGCAGGCGCCACGTCTCTTTTTCTGGAGTGAGTTCCATAACATCATACCCTGCCTCATCTACGAGGCCCCAGCACTCGCTGGTGGTTAAATACACCAGCCTCTCAGTGAGAGTATTACTGGGAAGCTCCTCGGTCATTTCAACATCCCCTCTGCTGCTCGGTAGGTGCCATGCTTGCGGGCGTCGTATTCCTTTTCGGCTGCGTCTCTTGCCTTGACAAGCGTTAGGGTATCTCCCCACTGGAGGGGATTCATCTCCGTATCATACAGCTCCCAGGTCCAAGCGTCCTCGTATACTCGGACGCCCGTCAAGCTATTGCGGCCGTCCCGCTCAAATACTATAGGTTTGAGGAGCGCTACAAAATCGTCCTCATCGTAACCGGCATAGCGGTTGCCTCGGCACTTTTCCCATCTCAACTCCATTATGCATCAGCCTCCAAGAGGTAGGGGGTTCCTGAGTGGTTGTTGCAATTCAAAGCCCACAGACTGGAAGCTTTGGCCTCCACCCCAGGGTCAGGGATGAACTTCGAGTATTCGTACTCCGCTAGATCGTCATACTCCCGCTCGAGCCATCCTCGAAATAGCCGGGTGTATTCAGTGTTCCCAACAGTGATCTTACTGCCGACAGGTATCATAGCAAGCGCTGAGCCGCTAGCCTCGTTAAGCCCCTCCTCAGGATGCCATAAGTCTACCTGATCTGCCTGTACCAGATACGGCGAGGTGTAAACAGCATTTAAGCTCTTCACTTCTAAGGTGTCCGGGCCGTATATTGAAAGAATCCTCACCCACCTGACGTTTTGTCTGTCAAAGGCCGGGTGGTTCCTAACTATCCTCGCGCGCTTCTTCACGCTTAATCTCCCTATCTAGGTACCATCGAGCCTTCTTCAAGTCTTCGAGGCGCTTGGCCTCGCCGCCCTTCTTACCAGCCCGAGCGATGTACTTGAACGTGTTAGCTAGGAAGGCGTTCCCGTGGAAGAACGCCTCGATAACCTCGATTGCTTCCAGCCCGCTATCGCTGGCGTAGTGGCTGGGGTGGTTAACGTCATCCGGCCGCTTCTCTTCCGCGCCCTTGTCGGAGGGCTCCTCGATAAAGTCTGTCAGGTAGGCTTTAAGCCAGGGGTCTTCCACCAGAATGTCCGATCCGATTACCCTTACTCGGCATCCTGCCGATTGCAGCTTCTTTCTGAAGGACTCCGCATCATCTGGGCTGTCGAAGTTACCTATCCACATGACCGACTTTACCCCTCCTATGATGGTAGGGGTTTTACCCTCCGATGCCGGGCGGAAAGCTTCCCAAACTCTACGCTTTCGCTCCTCTACGGTCTTGTAGAGCTTAAGCTCTTGGAGAACTTCGACACCCGCCAGAGCATACTCAGCTTCCCAACCGCTGTAGCTGTTCCCAGCAATCATCCTCCGCTGTACGCCGGGCAGATCATCAAACCCGTAGATGATAGACCCGTAAGAGGTGGGGCCGATCTTAACGGTAGTGCCTTGTCCTTCAATGGTAGACACTTCCACGTCTGAAGCTTGCTCTCTGTATAGGGTGTCGAGTATCTCCCGCAACTCGAAGAAATCCTCATTGGTCAATGCCATCTACAGCCTCCATAAACTGAATAAGCTCCGGTTCATCTGTGTAGAACGCTTTCCGAGGCTGATCAACCCAGTGTACGTCTAGCCCCCAGTGATCAAGGCGCGCATAGACTTCCTCAGCAGTTCGGTCACTCTCTGGGCTCCTGGATGCCCAGTGGAACTCTTCTCGATCGTCCTGGGTGGTTACCCCTCGCCCTAACCCAGGGCATAGGAGAACCGGAATAAGCTCAGTGAATTTGCTGCTCTTCAGCAGGTTGATTGCCCCATCGACCTCGAGCGAGTTGTACAGGGTCTCGGCGCGGGCCGAGTGGCGAGTATGGAGGGTGCCTGCGGGCTGTAGCATCCCCGAGATAACAGCTACCGCGTAGGGCGGTAGGCCCGCGTCAACGGCTTGTTGCTGCACCTCGTTAGAGGTGAGTAGTAAAGGCTGCCTCATTTCTTAGTTCCTACCAGCCCAGCCGCAATCAAGGCGGCTCCCGCCACAGCCCACAGGACTACTGAGGCTGCCAGGCTTACTCGTGCAGCTACAACAACCCAAGTCGGCCCGTCTACAACGAATGCAGCCCCTGCAAGAGCCACAAGGTTCGGGACCAGTAGCATTCCCTGAATGGTCGATGCTTTGTTTCCTAGTTTACTCATTCTTCCTCTCCCAAAGCTTTCTTAATATCTCTCTTGGCTTCCTCGACTCGCTGGATTCGCAGCAGCCCCTCTCGGAGCTGAGCTAACGTCCACACCTTTTCACCCTCGTGGCTCATCCCAAGGTAGCTGGGGATACGCTTAACCAGGTGATCGATGGTGTCTGGATCGTTACCCTGTTCGGCGAGGTACTTTCGAAACTCACTCTCGGGAATGAGCGTGACGTTGCAAGTCGTGGTTCGTCTGCGCGGCTTCCTCGCGCTCATAGCAACTCCTCCTTCAGGAACTCGGGTCGGAACCCTACCGCCGTGTTGTCGGTCGGTCGGATCACTACCACTGGTAGGGACGTGAAGCCCTCAGCCAGTAGCTGTTCTCGCGCCTCTGGGTATTCCTCTACGTCGATCTCGTCGAACGCTACATCGTGGTTCCGCAACCATCGCTTAGTAGCCTTGCAGGCTACGCAGCCCGGCCCCGTGTAGACCAGCACCGCGGCTTCATCTGTACTTGTTGATAAGCTCGACAAGAGATTCCTCTCCTTCATTCACCAACACCGAGTTGGTGTCTTGTCGTTCGTTGTGGGGCAGGATAACCGCTTGCGGTATGTCTGCCTTAACTTTTGCTGCAAACTCCAGGCCCGGCTCGTCACCATCGGCCAGAATAATAACCCGGCTGACTGGCTCGAAGAGAGCAGCCCACCAGGGCTTCCACGCCTGAGCACCTGGGATACCGACCGTCGGTAACCCAGCTTGGCAGGCTGAGATAGCGTCGATCTCGCCCTCGCAGATACCTACGGCACCTTCGGTGGTGAGCACTGCTTGCGGGTTGAGTGTGCTGATCTTCTGCTCGCTAGGCTGGTTGTACTTCGGCTTGATCGTGGGGTCAAGCGCCCGGAACCGCATACCAACTACTTTCCAGCTCCCCAGGGGGCCTCGGCGGAGGTACGGTATAGCCAGCATCCCCTCGAAACGTTCGTGGCCCACAGCGGGCTCGGCGACGTATCCGAGCGCGAACTTATGTATACTTTCCTCCGAAAGCGAGCGGCTGGCTAGGTACTCCTCGGCGGGACTCCCCGCCAAAGCTTTCTTGTACGTGCTGGTGATGCTCTCCAGTGATTGACTCAAACTTCTTCAACACCTCCTCAAAGGTAAGGTGGGGCTCCTGCGTTTGGATCACCCGCAGGCTGTCCCCTCGGAATCCGCAACCGTGACAGTTGAAGGCATCCTCGGGGATGTTCAGACTCGCTGACTTGTGGCTGTCGCCGTGCACAGGGCACGAAACGGCCTGCCAGCTGAACCGCCGGGGCGAGAACTCAAACGATGGGAAATAGTACTCGATAACTTTCTCAATAGCCACGGCTAAGCATCTTCAATCAGCTCGTGTGAGCAGTCCCGAAGGTCCTCAACCGCGTTGCGAACAGCCTCCTGAACGCTCTCAATAATCTCGGCGGGTGCACGCTTCAGATGCTCCACAACAGCCTGAGCTGCCTTATCTGCGCCTGTCAGGAGGGCGTGCTCAATCCTTTCTCGTACCGCGTCGAACTCGTTGTCATTCTCGATAATCACTGTGGTGCTACTCTCTTTCCGATTACTTGCTGGGCTGGAGGGTCCTCCAGGTAGGTGATAGCTCGCTGTAGCGTCTCGACACTATCTCGCAAGTGGCCTATCACACCTTTGTTACAGCTGCTGCACAGCAGCCCTCGAATGTACCCGGTGTCGTGGTCGTGGTCAACGGCAAGTGCTCGTGACTTGCCGGTAGCGCGCCTGCATATGTAGCAGACCCCGCCTTGATGTTCGTAGATGGCCTCGTACTCAGCCATCGTAATTCCGAAGCGCTTCATTAGTGAACGCTCCCGTGAAGCTTGTTTTCGCCGCTTCATCTCCAAGCCGTGGTGCGTTGCACACCGGGGGCCTGGGTAGGGTGTGGCGCGCTTGTTCACGCGCCCCTCAGCCGTGCAGTCGATGCAAGGCTTTCTATCAGCCAAAGGGGTCGTACCTCCCATCAGTTGTCGTAGCGTTTCCCACGCTGGTTTCCTCGGTGATGCGTAGGTTCCGCATGTCGAAGGTGAGTCGGGTCACCGTCTGTCCAGAAGCATCCGACCTGCCTCCGCGGTTCTTCACCAACGACGCTCCAAGAACCACAGCCTCATCATAACTACCCGCCCGATGGAGCGTGATAATCACACTCGGTATCTGGGTTACCTGCCCTCTCACCCCCGATTGGGGGATGGGCTGGGCCGTATCGTTGAACGAACTCGTAACGTGGTGCAGCACCACTACGCAGCTCCCCGTCTTACGGGCCATGCCATTCAACCACCGAAGCACCGAATCCTGAGCGTCGAACTTGCTCCCCTCGCCGGGGTACCTCACGTCTCCGAGATTGTCCACAATCACGAGGTGCGGGTACTCGCCGTACAGCTCGAGGTAAACGCTCATAGCTTTCTCGATAGCGTCTAGGTCTGGCTCCGCGCTGAAGTCAAACATCAGCGGAGCCTCCTCAACCTGCTTCGGAATCTTCCCGCTATCCAACTTCCTCGTACAATCAGCTACACTCTCCCCCGTCAGGACAGCTGAAGCACGTGTTAGTTGCGTGCGAGCGTCTGAGTCAGCAGAGAAGTATAGGGTAGGCACACCCGCTTGTGCCGCAAAGTTCAGCGCGACTGCTGACTTACCCGTTCCGGGGCCAGCGGCAATCAACGCCAGCATGCCTTTTCTAAGCTCAACACCGAGGCTGGGCCATACTTGCGGCAGGGGTTCTCCTAGCTCCTGCGATTTCTTTAAACTCTGCGCTAGTGAATACAGCTCCTCCTCCTACCGCGCGAATGGACACGACGCCGCAACGTCGCACATCTTACACTTACTCTCATCTTCCGTTGGTGGGAAGAGGCCTGCCTTCAGCTGCTCCTCCAGCCAAGCGAAATGCTCGTGGACCTCCTGCCTATCCGCAGCAGTAATCCGCTGCACCCGTCCGGGGCGGCCCGTCTTACCCATATGGTAATCGCCGCGCTCGATGGTGACTCCGTACATCAACCTGATAGCCTCCGCGTAGGTGGCCAGCTGGAACTTGTCACCCGGCTTGGCGCCGGTCTTAATGTCTCGGACAGTCAAACCTTTGTTGGTTTCGACGATCTTGTCGATGAAGCCAATAACAGGCACACCGCCTAGCTCGACCTCGAACTTCAGCTCGATAGCTTTCTTACCATCGGGGGTGGTCCAGACGGGATCACCTTTGTCAGTGGTATACGCAATCAGGTCTTGGATTTGCTTCCAGCCTACGCGCCGCCGCCGTTCGACGTCGGCCACCGGATCATACGGCCCACTCCCAAACCACATCTCGAGGTCGGGGGTGGTCGTCTGCTGGTCACCAATGCTTTCCCAAAACTCGTCCTCGTAGATAGCTTCTAGCTCTTCGAGGGTGGCTGTCCGGTCTGACTTTTCCCAATGCTCCATCGCCGCGTGAACGGCTAGGCCTTGTGACAGCCAGGACGCTGGACGCCGCCACACCTTGTCGATCCTCGACAGCTTGTAGCTAAGCGGGCACCGCACGTACTGGTTGTGCTGGCTGACTGATCGACGCCCCGGCTTGTACGTCGGGGCTTCTAGCTGTACCTTCTCTGTCATTCCACCACCGTAGGGGGATTCAGGTAGAGGTCGCTGGCCATCTGGTAGATTTTCAGCTGATCGGCCAGCTCCAACTCGACGAAAGCTTTTCGATAGTTGTTCAGCTCAAAGCTTTTTTCTGTGAAGTTCCTGAGTGAATCGTACACTAGCCCCACACCTCTACAAACGCTGCGAGCAGCACCCCGGCAAACCAACCTAAGAGCAGTCCTAACAACAGCCCGGCTACCGTACTCACTTGAATCCCTCCCAGAACAGAACCAGGATAGCTAGGCCTGCCACCAAAGCTAGGCCCACGGTCCAACTAACTAGCTCGGTCATAATCGCCGCACACTCGCTCATGCCTTTTCAACTCCGTATCCGAACACTCGGGAAACCTCACTGAACAGGATCGTCACCCACATGATAGAAATCGCTGGAATCAGCCAGAACGCGGCATCACCAAACGCTAGGATGAAGCAGTTCATTGCCAGCGGGGTAGTCCAGATGAACCCTTGTAGAGGGTTCTCTTCCCACACCCACGCCAGGTAGGCGAACACCAGCTGAACTAGCGCTAACGCCCCGATCATCATAGCCGCAGTCATAGCACCTCCAACAGTACTGAATTAAAATGGTCCTCAACGCGGCCAGCAGCCTCTAAGACGTCGTGAAACCTTTCGATAAGGGGGAAGTCCTCCCCCCGCTTTTCCAACGCTTCTACGGCCTTGTCAGACGCCGTAAACTCGATCACCTGCACACTACCATCGGGCAGCTCCGCTAGTGCTTGGCACTTCCTCATGCCTTTAGCGCTCCCGTCAAAGCTTCTATGTACTGTAGGTACTCAGCTGTGGTGAAGCCTTTCTCATAAGCCAAGGCTTCCTGCAACTCGGTGGTGAACTCATGCACCAGAACATCCTGATGGACGTTTTCACGCAGCCCGTACGGCAAACCCTCAGCACAGTTAAGCGCCACATCTTTCAATGGCTGCGGACCATCGCTATTCAACACAGCGTCGATAAGTCGGTTCTTAGTCATAGTGCGTATCCCCACATACTGTACTTCCGTTTTACGTGCTCAATCAAGTATTCAAGTTCCTCAATGGCCGCTTCTCGATCCTGGGCTACCCTCGAGTCGGTAGAAGATTTCACCCGGGCGATCATATCTTTTACTAAGGTAACGGGGTTTTGCTCACTCTCATGAGGAGAGTCCGTAATCGAGCTGGCCAGCTTCACCGACCAGCCTAACTCGACAGCCAGCGAGCCTAGAGCTGCTTCCTCGACGTGGGGCATTCCGATGGCCTCCAAGTAAGCCCATCGGTGACCAACCTCTGTTGGGATAACATGACCTGGATCAGACACATAGGCTTGAGTGAGAAAAGCTGGATTTCCTGGGACCCGCCCCAAAGCTTTTGCCTTATGGGCAGCTCGGTTCAGATACTTAGCCCGCGTCATACGGGCGGCGTTGCCCTTAGCTGACCGCGCAATGACTTGTGCTACATACTTCCTAGACATAGCCGGAGTCAAAGTGCTAGGCTCCTGACCGGGTCGGGGGTACGTGCTGAAGCGTTCTGCGCCCGTCGGTTGGATCAAGCCCCTAGCGCTTAGCTCCTGCAACCAGGCTAGCGTGGTGTCCTTGTTCATACCTTTTCTTTCTCCAGAATTTCGTATGTCTCTGTCACTAGGTTCACTAGAATCTGTTTCTGGGTGATCCTTTTATTCGGGTCTGCAGAGCCAAAGTACAAACCCGCTTCATAAGCTTTGGCGTAGCCCTGGGTAGTGTAGCAGTCGGGGTTGATGCGTCGGAAACCCTCGACAAGGTCTTCACTAAGAGGCTTTTCGTTTGCGTAGCACGCCCTCACCCATTCATCAAGTAGGTGAGGCTGTATCGAAGCCGCAAATACAACAGCAGCATCATAGCTTTTCTTATCAAGCTCACGCTTATTCAGGGAACTCTCTGCGATAGCTAAGCTGAACATCGTGCTGTTCGTCACAGCACGCCCTTGCTTGACGGCAAGCTCGAGCACATCAATGGTGAACTGGCTCACGGGTAGCCCTCCCACTCTGACCATTCCTCGAAGAACTCCGCAACCATACCTTTTACAGTACCCGCGAGAACCTTATGTAAGTAAGCCTCTCGGCACTGGCTGAAAGCCGCGCTGAATACGTCCCGAACGTGACCGCTAAGGGTTACCTCATCCTCTACTTCAGCGTCCGCCATTGACGAAAGCACCTTGGAATAAGGGGCTACCAAAGGGGCACCATGCCTTTTCAGGTGATGGTGCAACATAGATGTGACATAGGCCTCTGACGGGGGGTTGCTTGGCAACCTATCCCCCACTAGGGAAGTCACCACCAGCTCCCAATAGCACCCATGCACTAGCCACTGGTTACGGCTAGGCTGGTCGTTCCACTTCTTTAGAATTGCTTCCTGTATGTCAAAACATGTCATAGCTTTTACACCCACCCTCCAGTGAAAGAACTGCAACGCAAGTCAACAGCTTCACAGTACTTACGCGCTTCCACCTGAAGAAGCGCGGCGCACTCAGTCAAAGCTTTTGTCATTTCCTCAAACCCTTTTCGGTGGGCCTGAATGGCTGCACGTTCCAACGGCATTTGAATCAGCGTCGTTGGGGACGCTAGCATGGCGTGCTCATTCACCCGTGTATGCTGACTGACAAAGTCAAGCACGTTGCTGGCTGGGTTGGCAGCCATTTCCTTAGCGGTAGCTAGAATTTCGGCACGCGGCACAGACTCAATCCAAACCTTTTCAGGTGCTGCAGTTGCGCCACTCACGTCATATGCTGACCGATACACAATTGGGTGCAGGAAGCTATCATACAGCTTTGCCGGTTGGGTAGCATCTGGCCCTGTGTACAGCGTGTTCACTTGGGGTCCTGCAAGCGTCCACACCTGCGTGTTCGACCAACCCTTTATCAGGGGTTGAATGGGGTCAGGTACGGTTCGGTACCACCCTAGTTGGGTTTCTTCTAGTTTCTGCTCAACTTCAGCAAGAAGTCGTTGTAATTCTCTCATACCTTTTCTTTCTCTGTGTCTAGTATTCCACTCCCCACTCTCCGACACTCGCTAAAGGCGAGGGGAGGTTGGGTGATCAAGCACTAAGCCGGTTCTCGCGGAATCCGATACTTGTCTAGAAACGCTTGCCAATGCTCACGCCCGAACAGGTCGTCAAGTACCGGCCATTCCTTTTCATCTTCAGATGAAGCCCAACCCGATGGTGTGCTAATCCCCGTAGGGCTAGCCGGAGCTAGCATCTCTGGTTCCTGTCCTGATGTGTGAGGCGTACGCACGATAACGTGCAGCCCCTCCTTTGGATCGAAGTCAGATAGGTTCGCTACGACAGCGCGACCATACCCGAACCAGTCTTTGGGAGCGTCTTCCCACTTCAGCCTATCTAGGTTGTATGCCATACCTTTTCCTCGCACCTCCCCTAATTGGTGGTGTAGTGCTTGTGCGTAGGTGAACCCGGCAAGGCCATAACAAGATAGTCTGGCTCACCCTCAACGTCGTAGTTCCAAGTTTCAGGGGCGTACTCATGGTTGAACGGGCTTCGCGCCACCGTCACAAAGCCCTGCTTTGCGTATGTCTCGCGTAGTTTGCCGTCGAAGCACTCCAGCCACGTTCCACCCAAAGCTTTCAGGGCGTCCAACAGGAACGGGGCCACCTGCACATCGGCGGGCAGGTTAGTCTTGAACACCCCTCCAATGTAGCCGGTCGATGTGTTCACCCACGCAGCACCCAACCGGAAGTTGTCAATGGGGTTGGCGCCGAACAGCGGGGGCCACGGCTCCCATTTGAACTTACCCACCAGCGCGATGTACTTGATGTTGTCGTCCTCCGCCGGTGGATCGTCCACCCGGTCGCGTAGGTTCGGGTTGATGGTTCGGAACTCATTCAGCATGGCAACGTATTGGCCACGGGTGACCAGGCAGATGGTCACATCAAAATCAGACATGGTGTCCTCCCTAGTGTATCTCCCACCCTGATGGGTAGGTATCAATGGTGGTTGGGGTATCGGTCAGTAGACCACTCCCCCGCCACCATCTTACAACGGTGGCGAAGTGGTCACCCACTGGCTTAGTCGTCCCACTCCATATAGTAGGTTGTAGCAGCTTCCTTAGCTTCCTCCATTAACTGCTTCATATCCGCGGCCAACGGTTGGGGTAGATCCAGCAGCTCCCAAAAACTATCTTCAATCCAAACGTCTATAGCTGAAGACTCCCAACCAAATCGGGAGGAGTTAAGGGGCCAGTACAGTTCGTCCCTCAAGTCGGCTTTAGAGTCGGCTTCCTTGATGGAAGCTAGCCGGCCTTGGTAAACAGCTTTTTGGACGTCGTCCATTCCGTATCGCATTTTCCTAGTCTTTCTGGTAGAGCTTCATCACCCCGCTTGTACGCGGGGTGGGTGATTGATGGTGAGGTTGATTGAGTTAGAAGCGGGGGCTGTTCAGCCCGAACACAACTTCACTTGCGCGGATCAGCTGATCAACAATGAAGCTATCTTCACCAAGACCAAACAGGTCCAAAGCAGGAACATAGCTGTGGTTGACGAAAAGCTCAACGATGAATGCGAACATGGTGTGTAATCCTCCATAGTGTATCACCCCTATGCGCGTCTCACGCCCTCTAGGGGCTGTCCAGCCTTTCCGAAAGGCTGGTTGGGTATATCGGGTAGGGTTGGCTGTTTCAAGCGCTTAGACGCGCTCCTGGAGCCGTGCCCGTCACCACGAGGTGACGTGCTTGTATTCGTGGAAGCCATGACCGACTACTCAACCCCGTACGATTGCGGGGTCTGTTCGGTCGATGGTACATCACTAGACCTTGCGTTAACTGCAGACCTATCAAGTGCCTAGGGACTGGGATACCACCCCCAGCGAGGTGGCTCACGCAACCCGGACCACTAGGAAAATCAGGGCTACGCCCCTAGACACTGGTAAGTCTACACTCTCTCGCCCCCGAACGGGGGGATTAAGGTAGTTGTTACCAGGAAGCGCCAGACCATCGTACCCTCCCCATCGTACCCCCGAATGGGGGACTGTGCGGTTCGGGACTATGCGGCCCTTACACCTGCATCAAGCTTTCATGTGCAGGTGCTTAGCACTTCCTTAGATTCTATTAGCAGCTGGTTTCCTACAAACTCACCATGTCCTGGGTATCCATGTCACGTTTCGGGACCTATCCGCCCTCGCTCTCCTCAAAGGAGGAGCCGTATCACACAACCTTTGCCAAACTTCCCACCCCGTAGGGCTTTCCGCTTAGCGGTTCGTACCTTGTCGGTACGCTTCCCATTGTAGCTGTTGGGATTCAGCTTGTCAAGTTACCCTGTAGGCTTCCTGACTCCCACTCTCTGTGGGTTAGTGCTTCACTCTGGTGTGAAGCTGTTCTCACTCTAGCAGGTTCTCTGTTGCGTGTCAACCCCGCGATTATGCAGTTCCATTTCGGCTAACTGATGGAGGCTGACCTAGCAAGCTCTATCTTGCTGGAGTGGTTCTCACTGTACCAGGCTTCCGATGTTCTGTCAAACCCGCTGTTCTAGCTGGTCTGACTACCAGCTGGTACTGGAGTCTGTCTGCTTGACTTCCTCCCTTGTAGCTTGCCTGTCGGCTAGCTGTTGGCGGGTCTCTGTCTCGCTGACATGACTTAATCTACGCACACCCCACCGCTGTGTCAACATCGGGGGTAACGGCTACTGCAAACCAGCAGGTCAGAGGTGGATCAGCTACCCCCGCCACCAGGCGGTGGCGTGGAGCCCCTCCCTAGCAGCTGCACCTCACCGACCTTGACGCGCAGGCCCCGCTTACCGGCTTCGGCTAGTGCTGCTGCCCTCCCTTGTGGGGAGTGCGGGCACTCTCTCGCTGCTAGGGGGACAGCTTACGCGCTGCTGCTTGTGTGCAGCTTTGCAGCACTGCTCTAGCACGCTTGCTGCGTGCTGACTGCTTGCACCCTTTACTACCCCCGCACAGGGGTACGCGGATTCTACACTACCCAGCTTGCAAGTACAACCTTGCTACCCCCGCTGTGCAGCGCCTGCTAGCGCTTGTAGCCGCCCCCGCTAGCGCTCCTAGCAGCGCGTTTGCCCCCGCGTGTGAGCTTGCCCACGCCCCCAGGGGGGTATGCCCCCGCCCCCGCAAGGCATCGGGACGTAGTGCGCCTCCGCCCGGCTGTACGGGTTCCTAAGCGAACGATCAGCTGCGCGCCCCCGGATCGTTCACCATCGAAGGAGTGATGGACAACACATTCTCTATAAAGCATTTCGCTAAGCTATTTGTTTCTATTCGGAGGTGGATAAAGGAGAATGTGCGCCCCCAATTCGCTCAAAAGAGGCGGCCCGAGAAGGCCGCCATTTAGCTTTCAAAGGTGGGTCAGAGTGTAAATGCGTTTGCTATCTAGCACTGTGGTTTGCACTGTGCAGGCGCCTGGCCCGCGATCGCTGGGCCCCGCTCGCGTTCGGCGGCGGAGCCCCGAGATAGCTAACGGGGGTAGTCTTGAATTACCCCCGCTCACTCTCCTGACCTGCACTTATCTATGTGTGTCTGACGTCACACTAGCTAGAGGACGCTCTTTTGGCGTTTGAGACGTCTACAGTTAGGTTGAGAGCTTAAGGGGAAGGGGGTAAGGGGGTTGGGGTTAGCGCAGCGAGCTAAGCGTAGCGTATCTAAGCGTTCTGTAGTAACAAACGAAAGAACGCTTTAGCTTAGCTATTTAAGCTATCTAGCTTTAAGCTCAATAAAAGAGCTTAAAGCGCTAAGCTAAAGAAAGAAAAGCGCTATCTAGCGATAGCGCTAAAAGAAAGAAATACTTCGCTCACCTTCGGAAAACATGAATTGTTTCCAAAGGTGGTAAATACACCTCCTTCGGAGAACTAGCTACGAGGCCCCTTGCGGGGGCCTCTTAGCGCGCGAGCTTGAAAAGCTCGTATCTCACTCACCTTCGGATTGACCGAAGGGCAATGCAAGCCTTGCAGGCGCAAGGCGTTGCGTTGACGTGAGGGACCGGGTTTAACCGGATAGAACAACTACCCGGCGGCCTCAGCTCAAAACAGCCGTTTTAACGGCTTGAGACCCCCTTACCCTTACAACCACCCAGTGAAGCGTAGAAAGTCGCTCAGAGAGGCTTACAGAGCCGATTCTGGCGATTCTAGCCCCAA